CAAAGTTAAACGGCCCGATGGAAAGCCATCCGTAGCCGTCCGCATAGACGGTGCGAGTCGTCGGGGTTGTCAGCATCCGAGTCGTGTCGTTGACGATTGCGCCGCTTGGAAAGTACAGACCACCGCTCCAAGTCGCAAGTTCTAACTGCTCCAAGTTTCCTGCGAAGGAAACATTCCCCGACACGGTGGTAACGGTTCCTGTCTGCACGACTGGGGTGTTGCCGTATTCCTCCATGAAGTCGAGGCGATACCCCGAATAATAACCGGCATGATCCACGAAGCCCGTTTGGGTCAGCGATGGCTTGGTAGGTGCAATCAGGGTTTCCACAACCTTGGCAACGTCAAAGAAGCCGAAGTTGGTGCTGGGCAGTTTGTCGCACTTCAACCGGGCAAGGGTCGTCCCTGCTGGGTTCTTCACATCGCAGACGTAGCGGTAGTTCGGTTGAGCAATCAGCGAACCGCTGACCTTGAAAAGCATCTTGTTGTAAACGGGGGTTGCCACGAGAGGCGACCCTGATAGGACGGTTGTTGCCATTTTATCTTGTTGTTGCTACGCTTATGGATTTGCCAAGGACCTCTGCGATATTCTCGGTCAGGACCTCTATCATTTCGGGGCTTACTGCATTGCTCATAAAGTTGGTCGCTCGCAGACCTTCCCTCCGAATCTTGTTGGCGATGTTGATGGCAAAGGACCTGTTTGCTGCCTTCTTGTCCCTGCCTTCCAACGGAATGCCCTTGAATGCAATCCACTCCTGAATCGGGCGGATAGGTGGACGCTTGTCCCGGTATTGGAATGGCGAGTTAGGCGCACGCTTGGTTGAGTTTGCACCCTTGACACCGAGGTCCACAAACTTCCAATAATCCGCTGCCTCAATAGCAACAACGAAGGACTGGTCGTTTAGGGATATAGGGGTTACGGTTATGGACTGCGAGAGGGCGTTGCTTGCGATGGCGTTCGACTTGGCGAGATTCTCTTTCGCAAGGCGTACCACTCCTTCAAGCCACTTGACCACCAATGCATGGGACTTGTTTTCAATGGCCCCATCTTCGAGGGCCACACCAAAGTCGGCAAGGGCCTCCCTTTGGATATCGGTCAGTTTCTTGCCTGACCCACCAACAAAGACGTTGAACTCCATGTGGGTAAATGTACCCTGCCGAGGATAGTGTCTATCTCCGTCTTGCTCGCTCCGCTTCCATCCTCTCCGCTTCCAAAATATCGTGAATCAGCAGGGCATAGTTCAAGAACTCCACCGCCTTCATTGCGAAGATGGCATCGAATTTCAGTACGTCCTTGTTTGCCATCCTCCAGACGACCATCAGCCATCCGTACCCGGCAAGAGGACTTACGTCAGCCCCTCGGCCGTCTTCATCAGGTGCTTGGAATAGTCGCTCAAAACTTTCAAGTAGGATTCTGAACTTAGCAAAAAAAAACTGACAACCCCCCAAACGTCCCCGACCTTGGCGTGTTTCTTCATCAACTCGGCTCGCTCCGCATGGGCAGCACCGTCGTACTTTTTCGGAAAGAATCCGAATAGACCGCCCTCACGGCAGAGGGTCGCCATAATTCGATGAAGGTTCTGCAACAACTGCTTCTCGTCGGTCGTGTTTGCGTCCATTAACTCTATCAACTGCCCAGCAGTCAACTCGTCCGTGAACACCGTCGGAATCCACCACTTGCCCCCTGCTTTGAACTTTCGCTTGTATCCCAATGCAGGCAATGCGTTCCACTCGCTGATAATAGCCTTGTAACGCTTTAGGACGCTCTTAGCGGGCATTTCTCGAACGATTGATATATCGACCCCCTCAACGATTGCAACGACCCCTGCACGCTTGTCGTAGTCCCCAAGGACGCTGCTGAACTCAATGGCTCCGATGCGTTGGAACTGGTCGATGGTGAGGTCTTGGAGTTTCATAGTTTCAAGAAGGTTTTGTAGGACGATGCCGACGATGCCGATGCAAGGTACTGGCTGAACTCCTTATCAGCCTTGCGTTCTTTCTCCGAGTAATACCAAGGAATGTGCCTCGCTGACTCAAGCAATGAAACCCCACCGATGAAGTACTCCTGCCGATTGTAAACGGCAAAGGTCGTGTCGATAGGCACGTCAACTCTTGCTGCCATGATGACCCTTGAGTTACGCTGACGAGTCGCTTCGTAGTTGTTCACGTGGGTGTAGTACGACGACCTTGGAGGCACGTCATCCCATCGGAGCGACAGGCCGACCTTGCCTGCTTGGGGGAATTGTTGCAACCAGTCCAAGCACATGGGAATCGTCCGCTTGCTGGTCTTGTAAAGGTCAAGGTCCGGGTCCGTAACCGCATAGAACGGTTCTCCCAGTTGTTGCACCAAGCCCGAAGTCCATGGGGCTTGATGGCCCAAATTTTCGTCAAGCATCACGACCTTGCAGGGGTTGGTGGCGTACCACTCCAGCAAAGGTTCGTAGGTTGAACCGTTGTCCACGATGTAGATGTCCCCAATCCCCTCCCACTTGGTCAAGTCTCTGACCATCGCTTTGGGCCATGTCAGCAGGTTGCGGTTGTTGATGATTACGGGGATGCCCATGTTAGAACTTGTAAACGGCAATAAGGTCGTCGTATCGGCCCGATTCGCTAAGGTCTATGGCCTCAAAGATTGAATTGCTCGGTGCTACGGCTGACAGGTTCACGAACCAATCCTTGCTCTGCACATCCTCAATCATTAAGACACCGCCTTGGTTCATCAACGGTGCATACAGGCTGACGACCTGCAACATAGAGCTTAAGGTGTGCGGGCCGTCGTCCAGCAGGAAGTCAATGCCGTTCTTAAAATAGTCCCTTGCTACCTGCACGGATTCGGGTGTGTAGGCCGATGCGATGTGAAGCCTTGAACGAGTCCAGTCAATGTGCTTGTCAGCCTTTGGTTTGACTTGGTTGGCAATGTCATAAAAAAGGAACTTGGCCTTGGGCAGATACTTGCACCACATAGCCATGGACCCTCCGTGCCACACGCCTATCTCCACGAAGTTGATGGAGTCGGCTCGCATTTCAGCCAAGTACTTAGCATAGGTGCTTGTGTAGTTGTGGCCGTTGGCTTTGTCGGTTCCTCCGTCATAGTCAGCACCATTGAGGTCTAACTCGTCGAGGATGGCAATCAGTTCTTTGTCTTTCATGGTTAAAATGTGATTACAAACTTTTCGGGACCCGGCCATCCGGGGTTGGTGTCGTGGACCTTGGTGTCGGGCTTCTTTCCAATCCAATGTTCGGCTTGCCAGCGGTGGTCCCGTACAGGTTCGCCCAGTTCCTTGATGTGGGACGACTTGGCCCACCAATAGGTTCCGCCAAAGTAGGGGTAGCCTTCGGGGTTGTTGTGATCCGCCATGTGAGGGAACTGCTCCTTGGTAATCCAATGGCAGCCGACTGCATCCACGCCTTCGAGCAGTTGCAGGCAGCGTTCCCAAGCCACAACGTTGAAGAAGGTCATGCTGCGATTCCAAAGTTGGTTGATGAGGGACGGGTCGCTTGCCCCCTTCGTGTGGGCGTACAGGTAGACGGCTTCTTCCTCTTGGCTTGCCCGGTACATTTCAGTCAGCGTCGCCTGCTCCCAAGCGTTGGTTCGGGTTACCACGACCTTGACCTTATCGGCAACCATCGAGCCTTCCAGCACCTCCTTGACCGCTTTGCGTTGTTCTGGTGGACCGACGATGCCGACCCTTATCTCATCCAAGACGTTGATGAGGCCGTAATTGCAGACCGCCATCATGTGCTGATTCAGGATTAACTGCCAATTCCCTCCGCAGTAAATGTGGTAGTAGTGGATGACTTTCATAAGGTCCAAAGGAGGGTTAGAAGGGTGAGGATGAAGAAAACGGCTGCAAGCGTCTTCCCGATTTCGATTAGCAGGTCAAGGATGCGTTCGGGGTTCATGGGGCAAAGTTAAACCACAACGTACTTTCCTGAATTACTGACCCGTAACTTGTTGAGGGCCACGTACCGCATAGCGTCGCAGGCGTGATTGAACGAGTCAATCGGGACCCCTGTGTTCTTGCCCTCTTTGTCGGTTGCCCAAGTGTAGGACCGCAGTTCCTTTATCAGGTTTGTGCTATCCTTGGTAACCTGCAACTTGAACCGCTTGAGAATGTCTATCCCATTCCGAACCGAGTCGGGGCCTTTCTCAGCAGGCTTGATATTGAAGCCAAGTCGGTAGATTTCCTCAATGCTCTTGGGTTCTGCTGAATCGGCAACGATCTCCCAAGCCCTTGTGATGCCGAGCGACCGCAGTTTGTCTGCGATGTCTTGGTTCGTGAGGCCTGTGGAGTAGAGCAGTTCCTGAATGAGCAGGCAGTCCCCTTGGCGGTAGATGGCGACCAATGCCGTTGGGTCGTTGCTGAAGCCCCAGTCAAGCCCAAGGGCGACGAATTTCGCACGGCTGACATCGATACCCTCCACGACCTCGAAGTCCTCGTATATCGCACCCTGAAGCGTCCCGACCTGACCAAGGCCGTAGACCTTCCACCAGTTCGCCCAATAGGCACTCGTTTCGGCTTTCGTGCGGTTCAGCTCGATATCCCGCTTGATCGTATCAGGCAGAGCCTCATTGTCGTTGTAGGTAAGGATGACCAGTTCTGCATCCTGTTCAGGCAGGACCTCCGTATGCGCCCAAAACTCGTGTGTCGGGTTGAAGTCGATGTAGATGGCCTCGCTGGTACGGATGGCGAGTTGGTAGTAAGATTCAAAGTCGATGTTGTTCGCCTCGTTGATGTAGACGACCTGCCTCCTTGCCCCTCGGAGCCTTGCCTCGGAATCAGCCGAAAAGAACTCGATGACCGAGCCGTTGGCGAAGTTGTAGGTGAGCAGGGTCTTGTTCCATCGGTCTGCGACCCATCGGCCCGTCCATTGCATGACCTTGGCGAAGTCCTTGATTGCTCCCCTCCGTAGGTGAGGGATGGATTCAGAAACTACCGATATCTCGGTTTTCTTCTTTGCTGCGATGTCAATGAGAACCGCAAGGATGGCGAGGGTCTTGCCTGCACTTGTTCCGCCTTGGATGACCTTCTTCCGGGCCGTCATCCGACGGATTCGGCTGATGGCGGTCGTGTACTTAAAGTCCATCCCCGAATAGGGGTTGCTCGATGTGGACCGTGTTCTCTTGGCGTTCCACAAGGTTGTTGAGGCGTTGAGTGATGGATGGGTTGTACTGACCGACCATGCCCCCTTCGATTTGGTCTTGACGGATGGTTCGCCTTATACGTGAGCAGATGGCTACATAGTCGTCATATCGCTTGTCCCTGTTTGTGAAATAGGTCCCAAGGTCCTCAATGATGCCTGCATCGGCACACCAGTTCTCAAAGCCTTCCAAGGTCAAGGGTCGCTCCAAAGGCTCATGCTGGGGGATAGCATCCTTGCCGGGGAATACCGTCTTGGTCCTTGGGTTTGCCTTGACCCCTGCCCGGTATGCCTCAAAGTACTCCCACATCTTTTCGGGAGTTTCAATGTATTTGCCGTGTCCTCTGCTGGTTCCCATTAGTATTCGATTTTGTCGATTAGGTCGCTTATCTTGTTTACGATTTTCATTTTCACTTCGTACTGGTTCGGAGCATTGGAATCGTCCACCGCTCCGATGCAGTCGCAGAGGGTCGTGATGACCATCATCAACGA